GAATTGAAAATCTTATTGGGGACTAGCTCAATTGGCAGAGCAGCGGGCTCTAACCCCGTGGTGCCTTCACAGGCCGGTGTAGGATCGTTGCCTACGTCCCCCGCCATCTATATCGATGATGCTACCGGCCAATAGGTAAGCGAGACATGGTGGCCAGGAGACGAGCATGAAGGACATTGAACGGGTCGATGAGGCAGCTACCAAGCTGGTTCGTCTCTATGCCCGTCTGGATGAGCTATCCTTGATCGTCCGAACAAATGGAAATGATGTCCGCATCATCGCCCCGGATTACGACAAAGCCTATATGGCCAAGATGCTCCGAATCGCGGCTAGCATGCTTGAGGAGCGCGGGGATCACTCGTTAAACTGATGGACGTGAAGTGGGTAAGGGCTCTCAGGACCAACAAGCTAGAGCACATCTACATCGTCTGGAAGGGTAAGCGCAAGGAGGGAAATAGCAAAATGTTCATCCTCCCCTCGATTGCTAGTAAACTCGATATAAATCAAGCGATTACGAAAGCTTCCAAAAAGCTGAAGTAATTACCAGGATAGTATTAAATATATGGATAGTTACAAAGATAACCATATGTAGGACACTCAATGACTGCCATCCTTAAGATGATTGTAGAAGACTTGAGGGATAACGGCAGTGGTACTACCCATACAGCTGAGTGTCCTTGGGAGCCTGGTCTGGACGCTAATGAGTACTGGGCCAAGATGCTTTCCCCTATGATCGAACACCTGAAGTACGTTCACGACTTCCACAAGGCAGAATGAAATGGCTATCGGACGCCCACCTGGCGCTCCCAACAAGGAAACCAAGCTGCTCCGGGAGATGATCCTGGAAGCGCTGGACGCCAATGGCGGAGTTGAGTACCTGGCTCGCTAGGCCAATGAGAACCCGAAGGCCTTCCTAACCATTCTTGGCCGTGTCCTGCCCCTTCAGTTGACGGGTGCAGGTGGTGGCGCTATCATCATTCAAGCCATGGACCATGACGAGAATGTATGAAGACGAACAAACCCAAGCCCCATATCTGGTTTAACCCTCGAACCAATCTTTGGAACTGCATGGGGAGCGGCCATTGGGCGGTAGGCCATACTGCGCAGAGTGCCTATAACTGGTGGGTCACCCTGCTGATGGGTATGCCGGTCGCGGTTAGCTGATGAAGTTCACCCCCAAACAGAAGTCAGCCCAAGCCATTCTGGCGGGTGAGGCTACGCACATCATGCTGTTTGGCGGTAGTCGTAGTGGTAAGACCTTCCTACTGGTTCGGAACGTTTGTTTCCGGGCACTGAAGGCCGACAAGAGCCGTCACGCCATTCTGCGTTTCCGGTTCAACCATGTGAAGGCGTCCATTGTCTTCGATACCTTCCCCAAGGTCATGGAACTGTGTTTCCCGGGCGTGCGCTACGATCTCAACAAGACCGAATGGTTTGCCTAGTTCCCTAACGGGAGCTAGATTTGGTTTGCGGGGCTGGACGATAAGGAACGGACGGAGAAGATTCTCGGCCAGGAATACGCCACTATCTATCTGAACGAGTGTTCGTAGATTCCATGGGGAAGTGTTGGCATGGCGCTAACACGACTCGCCCAGAAGGTGACGCAGACCATCAAGGACAGGGAAGACCGCCCCCTCCAGCCCCGCATGTATTACGACTGTAACCCGCCTAGCAAGGCGCACTGGTCGTACAAGACGTTCATCCAGAAGCGTGACCCGGACACCAATGCAAACTTGTTGCGTCCGGAAGATTATGCTAACTTCCAGATCAACCCGCAGGATAACTCGGACAATCTAAGTGAAGGTTACTTGCGAACGCTGGAAGGGTTGGGCGCTCGCCTTCGCAAGCGCTTTCTGGATGGTGTATTTGCTGATGCCACTCCTAACCAGCTATTTGCTTCTGAAACCATTGATACTTGGCGGGCACATGAGCTTCCTGACATGGTTAGGATCGTTGTGGGGGTGGACCCTTCAGGCTCTGGGGATAGCGACAATGCCGACAATGACGCCATTGGAATCACAGTTGGCGGACTCGGAATCGATGGCAATGCTTATCTCCTGGAAGACTGTACTGTCAAGGCAGGCCCCGCAACCTGGGGACGTATCGCTGCCGATGCCTTCGATAGGCACGCTGCCGATCTCGTTGTCGGGGAAATCAATTATGGCGGCGCCATGGTTAAACACGTCATTGACACCGCTCGGCCTCGTACACCCTTCAAACAGGTTACGGCAAGCCGCGGTAAATGTGTTCGTGCTGAACCCTTCTCCGCATTGTACGAACAAGGCAAGATTCGTCACGCAGGCACCTTTAACGAACTGGAAGACGAACTCACAGCGTTCTCTACCGTAGGCTATACGGGTGAGCGATCTCCAAACCGGGCCGACGCCTGGATATGGGTTCTCACTGAACTCTTTCCTGGCATTGTGAAGCCTCATCGTCAGAAAACCGAATTGCACCAGCCTGTTAGGCTGAATCTATCTAATACATTGACGGGCTGGATGCAGTGAAATCTGACGAGAAGATCATCCGCGAAGCCTAGAAGCGCTTCAAGCGCTGCCAGGACTGGGAGAGTAAGGCCCATGACAACTTCCTGGATGACTACAAGTTCGCCAATGGTGACTCGGAGAACGGCTATCAGTGGCCCAATGAATTGCGTAAGACGCGCGCGATTGACAATCGTCCCGCCCTGACGGTCAATAAGACGCGCCAGCATTGTTTGTAGATCATGAACGACTGCCGCTAGAATAAGGCAGCGGTTCGTGTCAGTCCTGTGGGTGATGGCGCGACCAAGGAGGCGGCGGATATCTTCGAAGGTATCGTCCGCCACATTGAGTACATCTCCAATGCGCAAGAGGCTTATGACACAGCCACAGCTTTTCAAGTATAGGCCGGCATCGGCTACTGGCGTATCGTTACTGACTATCCGAATGACCGCACGTTTGATCAGGAAATCTATATACGCCGCGTCCGCGATCCACTCGGCGTATATCTCGATCCTGACATTAATGAATTCGATGGGTCGGATGCCAGATTCGGCTTTATATTTGAGGATCGTCCAGCTGAAATCGTTTAGAAGGAATACCCTCAGTTCAAGGACAAGATTCCGCGTAGTACGCTATCGGACTTCGGCGACTGGCTGAGTAAGGACCATATCCGCGTGGCCGAGTATTATCGGCGCACGGAGAAGAAAGATAAGCTGATCTCGCTGGATGACAGGGGCGTTGTCCGTATGTCGGACCTGCCGCCCGATATGCGCCAGGAAATCCTCGCCGATCCCAACGTCAAGACCCGCGATATCATCGAATAGGGGATTGAGTGGTTCCTGATCATTGGCGATGAGATTGCTGAGCAACGGGAGTGGCCAGGTAAGTACGTCCCCATCGTCCGCCTGATCGGTGAAGAGACGGTCATTGACGGCACGCTGGACCGTAAGGGCCATACGCGCGCCCTGAAGGATCCGCAGCGCACCTATAACTTCTGGACCTCGGCAGCGGTTGAGCATGTGGCGCTTCAGAGCAAGACGCCTTACATTGCGCCTGCTCAGGCTATTGAGGGTTACGAGACCTACTGGTCATCGGCCAACCGCGATAACTTCTCAGTGCTGCCATATAACGCGCTGGACGACGCTGGTAATGCCATCGCTCCACCGCAGAAACAGACGCCGCCCGAGTTCTCGCCGGCCTATATGCAGGGTATGCAGGTCGCCGCCCAAGAGATGATGCTGGTTTCAGGCCAGTATGAATCTCAGATGGGCCAGAAGTCGAATGAACAAACGGGCATCGCGATCTAGGAGCGTCAGCGTAAGGCTGACAACTCCACCTATCATTATATTGATAATCAGGGGACCGCGATTCGGTTTACTGGACGCATTCTGATCGACCTGATCCCAAAGATTTACGATACCAAGCGAGTGATCCGCATCTTGGCGGAGAATGGTGACCAGTCCCAGGTTCAGCTTGATCCGATGGCTAAGGAGGCTCACCAGCCCGTTCAGGGCCCGGATGTTACGGCGATCTTCAACCCCAATGTGGGTCAGTACGACGTCATCTCGGAAGTGGGCCCGGCTTTCGCGACCAAGCGTGAGGAAGCATTCAATGCGCTTACCCAGATTGCCACCCAGGCCCCTGAGCTTATGCAGGTGGCGGGTGACCTGATCATGAAGGCCGCTGACTTCCCCATGGCCGAAGAGCTTGCAGAACGCCTCAGGAACATGGTTCCAGCTCAGGCGCTAGGTGGGCCTAGCCCGCAGATGCAACAGCTACAGGGGCAGCTCCAGGCGTGCCAGAAGGCACTTGAAAGCGTTACCCAGCATCTTGCCGATGAGAAATCACGGCGTACCTCCGTTGAACAGCAGAAGGACATTGATGTTTACAAGGCTGAGACGGAGCGCATGAACACGTTCAAGGACGTCAATCCTGCGGCATTGGAGCCGCTGGTAAGGCAATTAGTCTTTGAAGCGTTGAGCCAGAATATGAATCCCGTCGTGGCCGCAAGCATTACGTCCATGGCAGCTAATCAAAACCCCGTACCGGGCGGGCAACCCGGGCCATAGCCAACACAGAGCGAGTCATGAGTGAAAACGTAGACGGTTCCCTGACCGAAGAACAGGTGCAGAATCCCGCTGAAGATGAATCCGTATCGGGAACGGAAAGTGAACCGGTAGAGGCCGTTGAGGCCGAAACCGAAAGTGAGCCCGTCAAGCATGAAGAACCCAAGACTCCTTGGTTTCAGAAGCGCATCGACGAACTCACGAGAGAGAAATGGGAAGCTCGCCGTGAGGCCGAGGCGCATAGGGTTCTCGCTGAATCACTGCGCAACCGGCAGCCCGGCGAGGAAGTCAAGCATGATACGTCAGTTGACGTGGAAGCCTTGGCGACCCAGAAAGCGAAGGAACTGTTTGATAATCAGAGTTTTAACGAGGCGTGCAATTCCACCTATACCAAGGGTAAGGAAGCGTTTGCAGATTTCGACACGGCTGTAAAGTCTCACCAGATGTTGGGTGAGATGGGTAGCCGCAAGGATTATCTGGAAGCGATCAACTCTCTGCCTAATGGGCCGCAAGTCTATCACCACCTCGCCAAGAACCTGGACAACGCAGCATCCGTGCTTTCCCTCTCACCAGTCAAGATGGCGCTGGAACTGACCAAGATCAGTGAAAAGCTATCCAAACCTGCACCCGTCTCTAAGGCGCCTGCACCCATTAAACCCATTGGCGGTGGTGGCTCACATGAGAACGACCCGGCCAAAATGTCCATGTCGGAGTGGGTTAAGTGGCGTGATAAGCAGGTATCCGAGGAATCTAAACGTTAATCATCTAATCGAGCCAACTCATGTCTAATACACTTCTCACCCGCTAGGAAATTACGCGCGAAGCCGTGCGTCTTTTCAAGAACAGCAATGCTTTCATTGCTTCCATTGACCGCTAGTACTCCGATGAATTCGCCCGCGATGGTGCTAAGATCGGCAGCTCGCTGCGTATCCGCCTGCCCAATGACTTCATCGTCACCTCGGGTACTGTGGTTGCCAGCCCGCAGAACACGGTGGAACAGAACACCACCCTGACCCTGACCAATCAGGACCATGTTGACCTCCAATACAGCTCGCAGGATTTGACCCTGAGCTTGCAGGACTACAGCAAGCGCATTCTCGCTCCCGCCGTCAACAACCTCGCTGCTATCGTGGCGGGTAACGTGATGGGTGGTGCGGAAGGCATTTGTAACTATGTCTCCAAGACCTCCTCGGGCGCGGTTATTTCTCCAACCGCCAACGAATGGCTGCTTGCTGGTGCATATCTCGACCAGAACTCGGCCCCTCGTGGTGATCGTACCGCGATCCTCGATCCGCTGACCCAGGCGCGTACCGTTTCCAGCCTGGCTGGCCTGTTCAACCCAACTGGCACGGTTGCTCGCCAGTATACCTCTGGTGAAATGATGGGTCCGGCGCTGGGTATCCAGAACTGGGCGGCTGATCAGACCGTTTTGAAGCATGTCACCGGCGCGTATAGCACGCTTGGTACGGTTTCTGGCGGTGGCCAGACCGGTTCGACCATCACCACCTCGGCGCTGGCCGGCCCGCTTAAGCAGGGTGATATCATCACCTTTGCCGGCGTCAACCAGGTCAACCGACTGACCCGTACCTCCGTGGGTCAGCTGCGTCAGTTCGTGGTGACAGCCAACGTTTCTGGTGGTGCTACCTCGATCCCGATCTACCCGGCTTTGACTCCCGGCCCGAACGTGCAGTATCAGACGGTGGACGTGTCCCCGGCTGGTGGTGCGGCGATTGCCGTGGTCAGTCAGGCGTCGGAAATCTATCGTAAGAACTTCGTGCTCCGTCCGGAAGCCGTGACGCTGGCGACCGCTGATCTTGTGATGCCCAAGGGTGTCCATGATGCGGCTCGTGAGTCGTATGACGGTATTTCGATGCGCATGGTTAGCCAGTACAACGTTTCGACGGACCAGTTCATCACCCGTCTTGACGTGCTGTACGGCTGGCAGTGGGTGCGTCCGGAATGGGCCTGCATCGTTGCTGATGCGTTGTAATCAACCTATGAGCCCCTCTCCGGAGGGGCTTTCTTTGGAGTCTTATGACCATGCCTAATTATGTCGGTGTTGGCACTGATGAGGTGGCAGGTGTACCCGCCACGACCGTTGCTAACGGTTCCAGTGCGCCCGTTGTTTCCGTCACTGTCAGCGCGTCCCCGTTTACCTATACCGTTCCGGTTTATGGCACGGTGAATATCGCTGGTGGCACGGTAAGTCAAATTGCCGTGAAGCGTAATGGTGTTTCCACCAACCTAGGTGGTGTTGTCGGCCATTTCCTGCAATCAAAGGGTGATCAGCTGGTGGTGACCTATTCGGTCATCCCTACGATGGTGTTTATTCCTAACTAAGCGCTTCATCCAAAATAAACTTTCGCTAAGGGCGCTTTCATGCAAAGCTATTAGGACTACCTGTTCTCTACGGGATCAAGCATCATCCCCGTAGCGAATGCGAGCATTACAGTCTATTTGCATGGTACGCAAACGGCTGCCAGCCTCTTTTCGGATAGTGGTGGTGTCAATCCCATCACTAACCCGTTTACTTCGAACGCCTAGGGTTTTTTTGACTTTTATGCGGCCAATGGTCGCTATGACCTGTCTATTTCATGGTCGGGGCAGTTCGCCAGTAAGAATGATATTATTCTATTTGATCCGGCTAATGGCGGTCCTTTAATTATCACTGGTGGCACCATTGATGGCGCAGTCATTGGTGGAACTAC